AGGTTACCGCCGACGGTAGCGTTGCCAGATAGACTCAAACTGCCGCCTGTGAGGGCACCAGAAGCGGTTACGCTCGTGAGACTGATATCGTCATCCAAAGCAACCGAAACGCCATTAGAAGCGGCGGTAGTGGTTACGTTAGAACCACCAGAGATCGTTAGATCCTCAGTTGCTAGTGCGATGTCCTCAGAACCGCTGTCACCGTCAACCGTTAAGGTTGTAACGATGGATGCGGTGCTTGTGGCAGTAACGCGACCCTTAGCATCAACTGTGATGATAGGAATTGCGGAACTAGAACCAACCGTGCCTGCGGAAACACCACTGTTAGCAAGCGTTGCTGTGATGGTTGCGTTAGCAGAACCATCGAAGGAGGCAGAACCTGTAGCGTCGCCTGCGATTGCTAGTGTTCTAGAAGTTGCTAGAGCAGTCGCGGTAGCAGCGTTACCAGAAGTATCTTGATTACCCGCTGTGTTTACACCAGGTAGGTCGATGTTGGCAGAACCGTCAAACGATACACCACCGATGTTTCTAGCAGTCGCTAGAGTAGTTGCTGTAGCAGCATTACCGGAAGTATCCTGGTTACCTGTCTGGTTTACACCAGGTAGGTTGATGTTAGCGGTACCGTTGAATGATACACCACCAATGTTTCTAGCAGTTGCTAGTTGTGTAGCGGTGTCAGCGTTACCGGTTAGATCACCAGTTACATTACCAGTTACATCACCGGTTAGGTTACCAACAAAAGTACCAGCAGTCGCGATACCAGTTGTATTAAGTTGACCGTTAAAAGTAGTAGCAGTAGCAACACCACTAACAGTTAGATCACCTACAGTCTTAAGTGACTGAATGTGAACAACGTCACCTAGAGACTTCCAGGCAACAATTTCAACTTCGTCACCAGCGGTAGCACCCGAAGCGAGTGTTACAGTGGTCTTATCGATGTTATCGTTGTAGTCAACACCGGTTACGAGACGAACACCGTTTAGATATACGTCAACAAAACCTTGTGTGTAACCAGAATCGAACGTGTAGGCGGTTTGACCTTGCGTTGCGGTGATGGTCTGGGATGTTGTAAACGTAGTAGCAGCAACACCCGTGTAGTTGATTTCGGCAACGCCGTCCTCAACCTTATACTCTTCTAGACCAGAACCAACAAACTTGAAGGCGGTGACTAGACCAGTATGTGCGGAAACACTAGAAACACCAACTAGTGGGATTAGTGCGCCGTTTGTTTGACGGATGTCAGCACCAACGAAACTAGAAGCGGTAACAATACCGGAAGCATTTACGTTGGTAGCAGCAATGCGACCACCGGTGATATCACCAGTTAGAGTAGCATCGTTGATTGTTGGCGACTCGGAGAAGACTAGGGTAGAAGTACCAGTCTCATCAGTGATCGCGGCAGCGAGGTTTGCGCTGCTTGGGGTTCCAAGGAAGGTAGCAACGTTAGCACCTAGACCAGCAACACCAGAACTAATGGGTAGTCCAGTAGCATCGGCGAGGTTGAAGGCAGGAGTTGCGTCAGCAGCACCTAGAGCAACAGAAACACCACCGAAGGAAACAGTGCTGTTATCAAGAGCAGCGTTGGGGATGTCTGTTAGTTGAGCACCAGAACCATCGAAGGTTGTAGCACTTAGTGTACCACCAGAGAAGGTTAGAGAACCGCTATCTTCTAGTTCACCACCTGTGCCTGCTAGAACAACGCGACCAGAAGTTAGGTCGGATACAGCAGCAGAGTTAGCAGTTAGACCACCAGCAATGTCAGCACCGCCGTCTACGTCTAGAGCACCAGTTACGGTAGCACCAGCACCAACCTTAAGGGTTGTAGCGTCAGCGAAAGTTACAGTGGCAATACCCGAGACATTGATCTGCTCGAAGTTAGCACCAGCACCACCGCCAAGGACGTAATCCTTAACGCGGGACATTGTGGTCTTACGGTTTGTACCGCCAGCACCGTCATCAACAACTAGGAGGTCAGCATCAACTAGGTCAGCACCGATATCGGTAGCGCCGTCAATGTCTAGCGAGGCAACGTCAACGCTAACACCAGAGGAAAGAGCAGTACCGCTTAGAACTTCGCTGTTGTTGACCTTTAGAACCTTGCCAGAAGCGAGGTTGATGTTCTCGGAAGAACCGAAGTTATCACCAGTTGCTTCGAATTGGAAGGTCTTGTCGCCTTCACCAGAGTCAACGGTGATACCAGCACCATCAGCAGCAGCGTCGTTAGCAGCGCCAGTGGCAATCTGGATGTTTTTGTCGTCAATATTGACGGTTGTGGAGTTGATGGTAGTTGTCGTACCATCTACTTGGAGGTCACCAGCAATAACAACCGTACCAGTGTTGTCACCAACGCCAGCAGGGTCAAGTGTTAGGGTTGCTGGACCGGAGATTGTGTCGCTAGTGACGCGAACAGCACTGCCTTCTGCTCCAGTAGCAAATACAGTGGCAGTCATGATGCCGGAAGCGGTAGCGTTTCTTACGCCAGCGTCGCCGGAAACAGTTAGGTCACCAGATACAGTCTCATCGCCAGTTACGGCAAGAGTAGAACCATTAAAAGTTAGGTTACCGCTATCTTCTAGTTCACCACCAGAACCAGCGAGAACAACACGACCGTCGGTTAGATCACTAACAGCAGCACTGTTAAGTGTCGCACCACCAGTTACGGTTAGACCGGAAGCGATGTTAGCACCACCATCAACGTCTAGAGCACCAGTTACGGTAGCACCAGCGGATACTACGATGTCAGTAGTTCCGAGTTGATTAGTTGTCGTAATACCAGTTGCCTGGAGGTTTACGAAGTTAGCACCAGCACCACCACCAAGGACGTAATCCTTAACGCGGGTCATGGTTGCCTTGCGGTTCGTGCCGCCAGCACCATCGTCAACAACGATTAGGTCAGCGTCAGCAAGGTCAGCACCGATATCGGTAGCACCGTCGATGTTGATCGCAGAAACGTTTACCTTATCAGCAGTGGTGATCTCGTTTAGTTTACTGTCAGCAATGCTTCCAGCAAGCATCGCGTTAGTAACACCAGATGCCTTAACGTTTAGAGAACCACCAGAGAACTCGATAGAAGAGTCATCAACCTCAGAGGTCTTGACATAATCTTCAGCAAGTTTGCTATCAGCAATGTTGCCATCCAACTGACCGTTGGTGATTACACCAGTTAGGTTGCTGGTAGCGAGGTTACCATCGAAGGTTGTGGCAGATACAATACCAGAGGCATTGATATCGTTGGTAACACGTAGACCATTGCCTGTGTTAAAAGTCAACTGAGTACTGTCGCCTAGAGCACCAGAGGTACCAGCAAGAACAACACGACCAGAAGTTAGATCGCTAACAGTAGCGGACGACATGGTGGTTTCGCCACCAGAAATGTCAGCACCACCATCAACATCTAGAGCACCACCAATAGTGGCACCAGCACCGACCTTAAGGGTTGTAGCATCAGCAAACGTTACGGTGGAAATACCAGATACGTTAATCGCAGCAAAGTTCGCTCCGGCACCACCGCCGAGCATGTAGTCCTTAAGATTAGCAGCGGTTACTTTGCGGTTTGTACCGTTAGCACCGTCATCGACGATCATTAGGTCGGCGTCAGCAACTTCAGTAGTTGCGGTACCACCATCGATGTCAAGAGCACCAATATCAACCTTATTAGCAGTGCTAATTGTGTTGAGTTTGCTGTCAGCAATCGAACCATCCAACTGAGCGTTGGTGATCGTACCAGTTAGACTGGTTGTAGGTAGGTTTGTGGCATCCTGAAGATCAAACGCAGGAGTAGCGTCTGTTCCACCAAGGGTTAGCGTAACACCACCGACAGAAGTAGTAGGATCTGCCAACTTGCTGTTGGCAATAGAACCTGCCAACTGAGCATTGGTAATTGTACCAGTTAGACTGGTCGTAGGTAGGTTTGTGGCATCTTGTAAGTCAAACGCTGGGGTTGCGTCAGCACCACCTAGAGAAACCGAAACTCCACCAAGAGAAACACTGCTGTTAGCGAGTTTATCGTTGGCAATAGAACCTGCCAACTTGTCGTTCGAAATGCTACCAGCCAACTGAGCGTTGGTGATAGTTCCTGTTAGATTTGTGGTGGCAAGGTTGCCGTCGAATGTAGTTGCGGTGACGACTCCGCTTGCGTTCACTTCGGTTACTGTAATGCCATTGCCACTAAAGTCGGCACCACCGTCTACGTCTAGAGCACCAGCAATGGTGGCACCAGCGGAAACATTTACTGTAGTTGACTGTAGGAAGGCAACCGTACCAACACCCGTGGCATTAACAGATGTGGCATCTAGGGTATCATCCCAAGACAAATCACCGTTGCTATCTACTAGTAGATAACCACCGGCGGTGATAGATGCTGGAAACGTATAAGTAAGGTTACTCGCAACTGAGGATGGTGCCTTCAGTTCAATATAGTTTTCACCATTGTCTGTACCCTCAACGAGGCGGAGTCCCGATCCTGCCGTCGTCGTTTCTTTTGTCCAATAACGATGAGATCCGAAGAATTTGTTGTTTGACGTTGTACTGTCAATACCAACGTAGAGGTCATATTTATCTGTTGTAAAGCCTGGTTCTCCGGGACGAAGACCAGGCAGATTCGCGAATTGACCTCTCTTAAACTGAATTACTGGAGCAGCCATGAAGAGAGTATTTGATCTTTGCTACTCAAATATTTAGAGTAACTTTAGGCTACACCTGGTGTAAACTCTTACCGTCCTAGGTAAACAATTACCACTCACCAGCATCGAGATCAATCTTGTTATCCAATACGTCGTCGAGGTAATCAATAGTCTGTGTTGTGAGACCCACAGGTGCTGGATCGGCAGTAGTAACACCTACAGCAGACTGGATTACTTCGTCAGGATTTACGAACTGGAAATTATTACTAGGAGCATCGTAAGTAAGAACAAATTTGTTTGTTGTCGTACTTAGATTGGATGAGTTTACATCCAACAGATCTCTTAGATTTGACACTGATCCTCCTGCTCCAGATACTGCTGATTGTACAACGACTTGGACAGGAAAAGCACCTTCTCCCACCAAGTTTACGTCTGCTACTTCGTTATCGTCAACAGATACGTTAAAGACAGAACCGCCATTATCACTAACGATTATGTTTGACATATCAGGATACTGTCGAGTTTACTTTGACCTGACCTGTTATGACCTTTGTTTTCTTATTATTATTTGTATTCTCGATTAGAATGTCATAATTATAACGACCAGCAGTGATAATGCCTGTTTGAGCATTAGTCAAACTAATAGTTAGTTGACCTTTTGCTGGATCGGCATTATATGTGGTGCCAAAACTAATGCTACCAGCGGAATCACTCCACTTTCGCATCTTAGCATCGAACTCATAGATGCTAAGATCCAATGGAGATCCATCAGACTTGTTCAGAGAGTAAGTTCTCTGGAAGTCTGTTCCTTCTTCAATGACTAGATTGACGACAGGAACTGCCATTAGATTCTACCTTACTAAGCCTATTTATTGAGGATCATTGCCCGTAGAACAGCAATCTCAGCACGGAGTTCCTCAATCTCCGACTTCTGAGCGAGAACTCTTTCTTTCTCTGCCATATATTTCTCATAGGCAACCGTGTCTGTATTCACGATTGCCTGTGATTTCATGTCTCGCTCAAGACCCTTGTGATCTTGTACCTTCGCCCTTTTCATAAAGTTCCTCGTAAAGAAATGACCAACTCATCAGGCAAGTGCGATAACTCGGAAGTCTCTTAGTCTTACCGGTGCCGCAGCATTGGTGCTAGTACACTCAATCTTGATCTGATAGGCAGTAAACTGTGGTAGGTTATTCGCGGTAAACTCGTGTTCTACGAATTGACCTGGAGCAGCACTGATGTTTCTATCAGATGTACCATTATTGAGAGCAGGATTGATAACCTGTTCGTTGGTATTGAGATTATTGAAACCAGGCATTAGTTCAAATACCTTGTCAATCTCAGAACCATCAGCACGTTGGAGTCTGTATAGAACTCTTAGATCACCAACACCAGACTTGTCTACATCAACTAGAATGCGTAGAGAAGAAGCAGGATTCTCAAGTCCAATAACCTGAGTCAGGTAATTGAAGTTGTGTGGATCTTCTAGTAGCGTGTTAGATCTTCTGTCCGTAACATAGTTGCTTACAGGAGCATTGATTCTATTTCCTCTAGTTGTGATGTTACTTGCGAAAACATCGATTGTAGGAGAAACATTCTCGTTAGTGTTCCCGAGCGTAACTTCCATTGTGAAGGACTTGGAAGCAGGCAAAGCACCCAACTTAGAAGTCTCGTTCTCGCGGGAAGCAATCATTCTAGGCGTGGAGAACTTAGTCTCATTAGCGATGGAAACTGGTTCGTAACCTTGGTCCTGGAAGGATGTCTCAGAACCATCAGCACTGGTAGCAGTAACCGTTCTGACCTTGGCGGACATTGTAGTGCCCTCTGGTAGAGTGTTTCTTAAATGTGGGGTGATTGCTTCGAACTGAATGTTCTTAGATGCCTTCACCTTGCTACCACCACCAAAACCAGAGTTGGTGAACACTTTATCACCCTCAATCTTAAGGTAATAATCATCTAGAGTGATCTTACCATCGATAGAGTTGGTTACTGATGCGAAGTTGTGCTCTTTGTTGATTCTTCTTAGAGATACACCACCGAACTCATACTTTTGGATTTCAGTATCAGCGGTGTAAGACTGAGAAAGTGTGCCGTCAATACCACGAGTTGTGATACCCGTTAGTACATTGTTACCAACACCCGTGTAAGCAATGATTTCTTTGTTGATCAGAGCATAACCAGGGTTGTCAGCGGTTACCTGAGCACCTTCGAAGAAGTTAAATGTGGCACTGTTACCAACACTAATGTTCTCGATAGAACTTGCGGCGTACCCGACGGTGATTGTAGTTGGAATCTGATCACCAACAGCACCAACAATCCTTACGGTATTGTTGGCGGCATGCATACCGTGGTTACGCTGCTGAACACGGAAGTGTGTTCCATCAAACTCATTATTGTTGATGGTAACAGCAGTTGGATTGATATTGGTCATGGTAGAACCAATACCAGCAGCAGGACCGGCGGTAGGAACGTGTAGTAGATCAGCAGACGTGTTAAAGTCTTGACCAGTTACATTCGTTAGGCGGAGGCTGTTGGTAGAAGTGACGACTCCGACCGTGAAGACTAGACTTCTGCCCAGTCCATCAGCACCAATCGTACCAGTTACGGTGTCACCCACGGCATAACCTGTACCAGTCGCGTTGACGCTTACGCTATCAACTGTTCCACCAGTTACAGTTACGATACCAGTTAGACCACTACCAGATCCAGTTTGAGTCTGGAACGTGATTGCCTGACCAGCACCATTAGGATAACCTACACCTGCGTTAGTGATGTTTAGACCTGTACCGCCGATAGCGACAGGACCTAGTTTTGCCTCAATGAAACCTGCGGAGGTTCTACCAGTTTGTCTAATCTCACTACCAACAACTACAAATTCGTTGGTAACGGCAGACGACAGACCCAATGTTACCTTCTTAGAGAAGATTTCGATTGGATTTGTTTGTAGTAGATACTTCTCATTGTCAGCATCCAACTGAGGATTGAACATCTTAAATGTTCCTTCACCAGTAACAAACTTCGCCTTACGAGCAACATACTTGAGGTCTTCTAGTTGAGAAGCAGTCCACGTAGAAGCGTTCTGCGACTTGAATAGGGAACCCAATGAAGGTTGCTTGTTAATGATAACTTTCTGTAGTTCTGGAAGATCCTTCGTAGAGATATCTTCCTCACCCATACGGGCAACCCAGCAGTTATAATCCTGAGTATCTGCCTTGATTACTAAAGCATATTCACCGGTCTCAAGATATACTGGGAAGTCAAAGGTGAATTGTGTTGGTGTCTTAGCATCCGCAGATGTCTTGACATCAACCGCATCTAGAACCTTGAATCCTAGAACATTTTGAGATGGGTATCCATTGACTAGAGTTACAATCTCTAGCATAACTGGGATATTCTCACTCTTCGTAGCGAAGAAGATATCCACAGATGTCATGAAGATACCAGGAGTTTCCGTCACCCTAAAGGACTGGGCTAGCGGATCACTATCCTCCTGCACTGGCGGTGGTGGTGGCGGAGCTGGTGGTGGTGGTGGCGGTGGAGGTGGTTTTCTAATAATAGTAGTTTCTACAATCAGATCACCTTTAGATGTAAAGTTCGCCTTCGCGTTACTGGTAGGAATACCAGGAATTTTGCTTGGTTTGGCACTTACTTCTGCTAGGTTTGTACCATTGGAGAAGTCTGGATTTTTTGGTGGGATATGAATAGATCCAACTAGAGCACCAGTCTCGTCAGAAACTAGACGGACTTTGCTGATAGTTGCCTCAGCACCACTGGTCTCACCAATGAGTTTCATGTCCTTGACGACACGACCGTAGAAAGTCTCATTGGACTTCTGGGTCAAACTCTTAGTATCAATGTTCAGTAGCGTCGTAGTGTCGCTGTAAGAAGAAGAAATACCAGTATTGGTGTATGGGTTGGTGTTAAAGAATGCTACTGGAGCATTGTATGGACCATCCTTATGGTTAGGAGAAGCAAGACGGAATCTGATTTCTGCGTTGTCTCCTTCGCCTCGTACAGTCTCACCAACTTGGAAAGCACCCTTAACTGGAGTTACCTCTAGTAGTTTAGGAATGGTGAGTTTCCTCTGCTTGGACATGTCCTTACTAGAGAACTTAGTGTTCATCTTGGTAGATGGCTTAAGTCTCGTAGCAACGAACTCAATGTTTTGAGATCTTAGTTTTGGAATAGCAGATGTTTCAGTGATAACTTCAGTTTCACCAAATCCACCATCAATGGTTACAAACTCTTTCTCAACCCAATAATCCTCTTTAGGATTGAGTGACATCTTACCTGACCAGGTAACAACATCGAATGGGTTTACGTTTACTGCTCTACTAGCAAATGGTTGCTTAAAGTCCTCAACCTCACTGTAGTCCATGGTAATGAGATTACCAGTCTTTCTTAGGTTTGGAGAACCAATATCAGTAGCATAGAATGGATCAACCGTAGGATCTGGAGTTCCGTTTAGACCGATGAGTGCTTCAGAACCAACTAGAAGGTCTACGCTATCAAAGTTGGCACGAGGAACCATGGTGCCATTCTCAATGTTGTAATTGAGTGATGGGACGGTCTTATCGGCAAGATCGAATGAACCGAAGTTATCAACAGCAAAACCAGTCTTAAACTTGTCTAGTCCGGTGTCTGGATCTTTGACAGTTAGTGCTTCTGTCTTTGCTTCGAGTAGAGATAGTGTAGTTACAGTCTCTAGATTTTCGATTCTGTTCTCAAGGTTACCGATGTCAAGCATCGTGTAACGTCTGTTGGATTTATCCTCAATAGTGATATCACGATTTACATCGAGAACATATGGAGCATATGTGATCTCGGCAAGTTCGAAGGAACTTGTCAATCCTTCTGGAGCAGTAGGAGCAATAGAAGGTGTGCCCTCTACAAGAGTGAATGTTGTGTCTCTGTTGAGGAATAGTCTGTCAACACGACCTAGGTAATGTCTATAATCGAATGTGATGTTCTCATCACTTACTAGAACGTTAGGAATAGACTGACCATTGGCACTGAAGTTTCTAGATGACCACTCAAATGGTGATAGACTGCCGCTGTAATCAGCAACACGAGGTCTTAGGTCAATGACATCAGTGTTTCTGATGCCAGCAAACCCAGGAACGATGTCGTATACGTCAGAACTGTAACTAGATGCTGTTACGATCTCACCACTGTCATCAGACTCAACAATAAACTTATCGAAGAATACTCTTAGTCTTCTGGATGGTTCGGCAGCATTCTGTCTTCTTACAAGTCTACCGAAGTCAACAAACTCACGACGTTGACCGCCATCGAGCATGAAACTTGCGGTGATTTCTTTATCACCAGCAGATAGAGAACTGATCTTAGCAACAACACCACTTTCAGAGAATGTTACCTCTTCGTTCTTGATGAATACTTCAGGATTCTCTTTGACAATGCGAATGCCGTTAGAACCGTCAAGTTCCAAGATAGTAGCAGAAGCACCAGATACATTACCGATGATCTGCTCACCAATGATTAGGTCAGTGTTGTCGGAGTTTGGACCGTTTAGACCTGTTAGGGTAATGCTAGGAACGATTGGGTCAGCAGCAGAAGAAGACTCGAATACCGCAAGAATCCTTACTACATCTGCGGTGTTTAGAGAGATCTCTCTATCCTGAACACGTAGACCGTAAGCATTACTGTAATCTAGACCGTCCTGGTTAGCAGTGCTGACACCAGAATACTCGTGCTTGGACTTATTGACGACTAAACTCTGGCAGCGACTTAGAACCTTGTTCTTAGCAGTTACCTTACTCTTTTGCTGTGTCGTTACGACAACAACGTTAGATTCGCTAGCAGTTAAACCAGAAAGAGTAGCACCTTTTCCACCACTGGTAATGGCAAACTGATCACTGGTCAGTGGTTCGATAGTACCGTCTTCATATAGAACTGTATAACGCTCTTCGTCAAATGGAGTGTATACGAAGTCAGTTCCGCTTAGTGATGGTAGGTCGGTTTGACCTGATCCGTCAGTGCTTCTGCCACGGTATTCTTTGCGAACAAAGATGTCTGAACGAGTTAGATCTACAGACTCAACAAACTTCTGTGGCATCTCAGCGTAGAGATAACCACTGCTAGATCCACGAAGTCTTGGCGATACAATACTGATACCGGCAACGTTTACGTTACCAGGTAGATCACCATCACATACACCGGTAACATCCTCAACTGCGGCAACAGTCAGACTGCTTCCATCAGCACCAATACCAGCAACACGGTTGAACCTAGTTCCACCATTGCCACTGACATATGAGATAATATCTCCTTCTTTGATACCTACAGACCAGTTACCGGAAGAACTGGTTACTGTGGTGGAGTTAAAGTTGAATTGTTGTGAATATTTCTTTCTTTCTTCAAGAACAGTGTCAGCACTGAAGGTCTGAACACCGACTTCCTGACGAATAGATTTAACGTCAGTAATATCAAATTCTTTTACTTCGGTAATAATCCTACCGTTGTCTACACCATCAACAGCAATAGGTTCATCCACCATGAACTGACCAGCAGTTTGGTGTAGAGTTAGTGTTGTTCCAGTTTGAGTTCTTAGGAAACCTCTAGCACCAGAACGCTTGCCCTCAACCAAAGCAGGAGCAGCTAGTGTTAGTGTTTCGTTTAGAGTAAGTTCTGTGTCTGTTTGGATATCAAACAGGAAGAGATCAAAAGTAGATGAAGCGTCTGTATATGCACCCGCAGAAACTTTGTAGTCATAGACTCTAGCGCGACCGACAGATTGACCTGCTGCTGCATCACGATCAGAACCTAGGCGCTGACTACGGAGATCGACATACCCTGTAGTAGCGATGCCTACGCTAGCACCTCCATATACATTATTTACACGAACTAGGTTGCCTGCCTGGAAAGGAACGCTTTCTGCTTCTACTAGTCTGGTTTCTCTTGGTTTGTTGGCATCCACATAGATGGCACCAGGAGTCTCTACCTCAAAACCCTTTACATATGCCTTACCAGGACCAACTTTGATAGAAACCATGTCCTTAGTAGGATTGTTTCCATCATCAGTCTTTTGGTTGGAGAAGAAAGCACCAAACTGAGAATGCCTATCGTTTAGTGTTTCTTCTGCTTCGATTAGGAATGGATTGATATAATAGTCACCGCTCTCGTCGTGAGTTCTACGTGCGAGTTCTTTGGCAATTTCACTATAGACCGTATTCTCTACGATCTTTTTGACCTCTCCTTGTTTGGTACGGAAGAGTTCGATAAAGTTCTGGTCTTGGAAATTATCAAGTGCTTTCTTAGAAAGAACTAGACTAATTTTTAGACGATCCGCACCAGGTGCGGTAAAGTTGGAGAAACCAGCAGCATTGTCATATAGACTGTCGTCTTCTACAGCAGTTACGATTTCTTCTACTACTTGGAATCCGACGCGATACGAAGGAGTATTTGTATACTGGTCAAGTAGGATAGTTTCAGACTCAACTTGGACAAAGGCACCTCTTGCGAAGAATACACCTTCCTCAACAGAGAAAGCACTGGCAGTAGCAGTGGCATTGGTTAGAACACAGGTAGCAAAGTCAGAACCTGCCTCAATCGTGGTGGTTCCGTAAGTAAAGTCTGCCTCAGTTACCAGATTCTCGCCATCTGTGAAACTCTGAGTCTCAAAATCTTCGGAGTTAGACTTTTGATACTTGATATAAAGGGTTGTTATGTCTTCTACAGACTCAGCAGCAGTAAGAACCTTCTTGACAACAGCAGTTACGCCAGACTGCTTGCCACGAATTCTTAGACCTACAACTTTGTCTAGGTATAGTTCTACGGGAACACCAAAAAACGTAGATTCTACCTTTACAGCATAATATCTCTCATCATACGCAATGGATCCAGGGATGACCATGGATCCTTCTTTGAAGATATGACTACCAAACTTCTCAATCTGATCCTGTAGGATAGACTGTAGGGTAGTTAGTTCCCTTGCTTGAACCGGAGTTCCGGGTTTGAATAAAACCCTATTGAACTTTTTATTCGGATCAAAATCGTCGAAGTAAGGGTTGACGTTTAGGTTGGTGTTCTGTGGCATGTCAGAATTCTAGAACGATTTTGATATCTTCTCTTTGATTAGCAGCTCTGGTTACTTCAGGTCTGTTATCAACGTAGATAATGTCACCAGAGTACTTTTTGATCTCAGGCGAGGCAAGACCATCAGTGATAGACTGACCAAAGTAGTAAGTCTTAGAGTTCACAGAGGTTGACACACCAGTAAAGGTGGTCTCAATGCCGACGGTTTCAGTTCCAGTAGTGGTTGTGACAACGATGTTGACGCTACCACCTGTCCCTGGAGTGCTCGTGAATTTATTTAGACGGTATCCGTAAGTGGGAATTTGACCGGTAGAAGACTTGGTAGCAAGGTCTCTATCCTGCCAATAACGTAGGAATTTGGTTACTGGATCGTAAGAAATGATTTTACCGATAGCAGTAGAACCAATACCGATAGTTTGAGTGATCTCACCATCCACAGCAACACTCATCGTGCTTGTGGCGGCACCTGCTAGACGGATGCCATAAACACCGGAAGCACTTGAGGCGGTCAGTAGGTTGGTAGTACCATGAACTTCAGGGTTCTTGATAACACCAATACGGGCAAACTGGTTACCCGTCGGGAAGTCTGGGTTTGTGGTATCAGAGTTCTCAATTCTGGAATAAATTAGAACCTTGCTAGCACCCAGTTCGCGGTAGATGTCAGCACCATGTCCACCAGGAGGAGGAATGATGACATCAAATACTGCGTTAGAACCCGTTACAACACTATCAAGGTCAAGAGTAGCAAAAGTGTAACCTGCGCCACCATTTGTCACCTGTACTGCGGTTGGTTTACCATTAACAAAGGTAACCGACGCTTCGCCGTCATGACCATCACCACGAATAGGAACACCGTTTTTAGTGCCACTAAACTGATATGAAGCGTTGGTTGTGTCCTTAATTACGACTGTCTCAATCTTACCCTCGACAGCAGCACTTCTAACGTCTGATACTTCAGTATTAGTGCTCCAATTAGAAGGAACTGGGATATACTCAACACTGTCGAATTTGACAATATCACCCGGTTTAATTGTATAAAGATATTTCCAAACGTATCCGTCACTTTCTAGACGGGGTTGTAGATCAGTATGGGTGGGTTCTTCTAGCGATGCGATGCCCTTGCCGCTGTTGGAAGGATCTGCGCCGTTTGAGATACACTCATAAACTCGGAAGTCCGAGTTCATCACATAGTAGTTTGTTTGATACAAACTCGACGAATTCGTCTGTGGAGACGGATTGTTGATATCATAATCATGACGGTACATCTCATAGATGGTACCTGTAGTCCAGGAGATCTTACGGATGACACGCAGTGTGTCAGCAGCAGCGATCTTCTTCGCCGAAATCAGGGTATCATAGATATCATCATGATCGTCAAAGTTGTCGATCGGAGCAGGAGTATTAGTATTCCAGTCGGCTTCTACATCAGTCGCGTTAGGAAGACCAATGAACACATAGTAACTGTTATCAGTGGTAGAAATTCCACTGACAAAGTTAGATGCATTCAACACCCTGATTTGATCAGTAATGATCGCTGGCATTCTCTTCTAGACTTTTTTTGTTATTTAGGAGTAATCTAGGGATAGATTTGTAGATCTAAAGATTGTAGGAGCAGTAGACAGTCCAGTTAGACCATCAGACGTATTGCAGGTGAACGCTAGACCGGTTCTAGAACCAGAACTAAATCTTGCCCAACTGAAGTTGCCGTAGTAGTTACCAACACCAGACCCTAGACCGGTGAAGTTAAGACCGTGACCGGTCTCTACGTTTACGTGGATCCTCATCGAAGATGCTGTTCCTACCGGAGTAATATCCTCAATGTGTCCAACTTGGAACACAGTATCTATGAAGTCAGAACAGGAACCAATCGCAACTGTGCGATCTTGAGAAAGAGCAGTAACACCACTACCAATGTTGGAACGAGTAACTAGGAAGTAGTCACCTGTAGCAATACCGGTCTTGAGGATACCACCAAATTCATTAACTCTGAGTTGAGAATCTAGTGGGATGTGGAAGTTGAATTGGATTCCTCCCGCAGTAGTTCCGATACCAGTGATAATGCCTTCGTCACCTGCGACAGACACGCCTGAGACAGTTTCAACTGGATTGATGAACGTAGTTGTACCAAATCCTGTGTTGTTTTTGTCCTCGTCAACGATTTGGACCGCAAAGGACGTAGTATCCGGTGCCTCCGTTTTACTAAAAATAAGGCTACCGCCACCAGTGTAGTACGTATTGTCTGTAGTACCCACACTTTGAATGAGGCGGGCGGATGGTCTGACTGCTGCTGCATATTCCAGTCTGGATTTGTTTACAACTCTACCCTCAATAAATTTGTCATCTTGCTGCTTACACCAGATGACTGGGCGGAGTGGCGATGTTTGATTAGAAATACCGTCCTTAGTATATACGTTAGTTCTTAGCGTATCTCTGGATGTGATAGCAGTAACTACACGCTTTAACTGACTAATTGGTGTAATCTGTTTACGATCCTTCATAATCTTCAAGGTATCGCCGATTTTCACCGTATTCAGAGCACCCTCAATGGATACATCAGAATCAGTTCCACGATACAGCATAATCTGCATCGATGTGCCTGCTACAGGAGGTTCTGTAAACTCAATTTGAGTACCACCATCAAACACATACGATGTATTTGGTTCTTGTAGCGTATCGTTTAGGAATATCAATAGGTTGAATTCTACATCGATAGGTGCTGACGTTCCACCTTCAATACTCAAGGGAATATTATTTTCTTTGATGGTGAAGACAGTCTTTCTACCGTCGAACTCCGAAGAGAAGTCGTCTAGAATTTGTAGTTTACCAAATACCCAACCAGCAAACTCATCATCCTGAGTATCGGTTACAGTCCAAATAGCATTACGGAAAGTGGTGCCAATACCAGTATTTGTTGGGATACCGGCAATACTTAGTTGCTCACCAATAGTAAATCCGTATCCGACGTTATTAAGTGTGAATGATTCGATACTCAATCCAGCACCGACCACTACACTTACAGAAGCACCAACACCAGTAGAACCAGAGATCAACTGGAAATCATCATACCCTACGGGTTCGTCAAGAGTAAGACGTGGAACGTTGGTCCAGGTGTAACCTGCTCCAACGGTATTCATAAAGATATCCTTTACGAATCCCCCTTCGACAGTAAATGTGCCAGCAGCGCCAGTCGTAGGATTTCCGCCATCGACAAAAACTCTATAAGTGGTTGGAGGATTTCTATATCCGCTGCCAGTGAATCCCATAGCAACAGTGATTGTTCCAAATCCGCTGACCACTGCGGTTCCGATTCCGGTCTGTCTGGGTTGATATCCATATCCTTGAGTGCTGGCAACAGAAACAATTTGACCCTTTCTGGGTAGTTTATTAGCGTTTACATCCGATAGACTTACAGTGTTCGTTGCGTTCCCTGTAAAAGCGACAGATGTAATACCAGTAGCAGAACCACCGATAAAGTTATAATCGATTTCTGGTTTCTGGAAAATGTTGTTGATTAGAATAGCACCATTATCAGTGGTGATTCCAGTAATGTCAGATCCGTTTTCGCGAATCGTAAATGTTTTTGCGATGCCAGTAAAGTTCTGAGCAACGTCGTCAATGATGATATTGCCAGAATAGTCACTTCTGATGAATGATCTACCTTGGAAAGAACTACCATTGGCAGTGTCAACAAAGACAACTCTATGTGTGCCAATACCGGCAGTGGTCAAGGTAATACCAACACCAGTTAGAGCATCACCCTTTGTGGCAGCAAAACTGAAGTTGTTTACTGCGTTTTTGATGATGAAATAATCATCATTACCTACCAACGGTGCTGGTGGGTTAAGAGATCTAAGTTTTACTTGGGATCCTGTTTGGAGAAAGTCACTAATACCAGTAAAACTGTCAGTGGCAACATTGACCTCGGAATCAGAGAATTTTAGATCTTCTCTAATCCCACCAAAAGGAGTATCTACAAAAGTGATGGTATCATCGATAATATTGTAGTCACCTTGTAGGAATTTAACATCAGCACCTACACTATGAGTAGCCTGCTCTGTACCCAACCATGCTCTGTCAACAAATACGTCATTAGCATTTCCATTGTATCCAACAACTTGGATACGCATGATCTCATCATCGATCTTTAGGAGATCATACGGTCTAAACGTGCCAACATCATGTAGGGAGACAACTCTGTTTAGAATTTGATCTAGAGTAGTTCCAGCACCAACTCTTTCATAAACTGGAGACTGGATAATATTGTCTAGAGCAATGATACACTTGGTATTCTGCTTTCTCGCTGTAAAACTGTGTGTGGTTCCTGATCCAACCGCAGTTAGATTGATAATATCTCCTGTCAGGGCAAGTGCTTTCGTTGCCGCTACCTGGAATTTATTTTCTGCTGTCTTAACCGCAAATACTGTCTGTGGTAGTGTAGTACCACCACCTACTCCCGGACTGGAACCATCAATAGCAATAGGAGTAGCGTCGGATGTATATTGTAGTTGCTCGCCGGTTACAAAGAAGTGATTATCAATAACAAAAGTATCACCACCAACTAGAACGTCAGTGGTGCTAGACCCATCAAACTCCTTATGGAAGATTGGGTCATCCTTATGAGTTAACTTGAAAGAACGCCTAAAGGAGTCCGATTCAGCGTTAAACTTTTTATTGATAGAACCAATCTGAAATGACATCTATCGCAGTTTTCTGCTATTTAGGGTAGGATAATGGTGGTATCGTCGTTGACATCATCGGGTTTGTCGATGCGAACTTCGTGTACTCTGACTTCATAAGCAGTATTCTGCTTAGGAGTAAATTGTAGATATACACTAGGATCACTGATCGATACCACCGTGTTGATAATGTCACGTCTTTCAGTTGCCGCTGTAGATACATTACCAAACTTACTGTAGTTGGCATCACCTTGATACAAGTTCGCTGCTACCTGGAAGATAGAGTATTCATTGTTGGTGATGTTGTTGATCTCAACGTAGTATTTTACAGAAGTGTAGTTGTTGTACGTTGTGTCAGAAATGGTAACAGCACCTGGAGTTGCGGAGGAGTCGCTTGAGATTGCTGTTCTAGTTGCTGACAACGCAGCGTCACCAATCGTATACAGACCTTCAATACTTCCTACAGTAGTGGCAATACCAACCTTAGTTGCCAAAGTCGATACCGTAACACCAAGACCAGCAGCAGGTGTGAACTTAACCTGAATTTCTTGAGATGCGGTAATATCCATCTCAAAGGTTCCCAGATCCATGTCCTCCTGGAACTTGTTATACACATTGTAGGACATGGTAGTTCCAACACCCACGAAAGTTGCCTCTAGGACTTCTTTCTCATCTGTCGATGCTACAGAAACAAGGACGTGTCCAGAACGGAAATCATTGGCGTCCCATGCTTGGATGACCTGTGGGGTAGCAGTAGTACAGTATGAAGAAACACCAGTCTTCTCAATGTTCTTGTAAGAAGTTGTTCCTGTACCAACACCTTCCTCCATTACTTCTTTGTAGAAGGTAATGTCATAGATGAATGTTGGGTTGTATGGATTAAAGGAGACTGTAACACTACCACCAGTTAGATCTGCGGTGAAATCACCGAGGTCGAAGGAGTCTGACAGATCAGCATACTGAGAGATAAGTGCTACGTTACCGTTGTGACTCACAACGAACTCACAATACTGAGTTTCATTGACCAAAACACCCGCAGTCGAGTCAAGAACGATCTGTGCGTGATACTTGACGGCATTTACATTAGATGCCTCAAAGACATCTAGTTGTACTGACTTATTAAGGTCTGGATCAGAGTAGAACTGAGGACTGATGTCATCAATCTCAAGAACTCTGTTGGTGTTACAGATTAGTGCCTCACCAAACTGGTTTCCTCTGAATACGATCTTGTCAGACTTGGTTTGATCGGCACTTGTTAGTTCTCTAACAGCATCCCAATCATAATGGCAGTTTACATCTGCTTCATTATCGATAATGATAATGGAGGATGCTGCCTGTTCTGCTACGCTAATACCAACACCAGTGTTTACTGAAGATGTAGAAGCAACTTGTAGATCACTGTGCTTCTTAAATCCGGCAATGTGTGCCAGTGAGTCAACTGGTTCACCCCAGCTGCTGATACCAACTTGGGATCTTAGAGAATAAGCAAAACGCTGATAGTAATCATTATCTTGTACTCTCTGTAGGAACTCGTTTGGTTTACCAGTGTCCTTCTCCCATCCATACTGCTTCTCAAGAGCAGCACCAAGAGTGAACTTGCCTTCGTTCTCTACGAGGTTATTGACAACGCCCGAAGCACCAGACTCTTTACCAGTAATCTTGTCACCGGTGTTGATTCCAGCGATAGACTCAACTCTAATGATGTTCGTAGAACTATCCTTACCAGCAACAATGTTTGTAGTAGTACCTTCGGTGTAAACTTCTTCACCAGCAAAGAAGACGCCTTCTGTTAAGGTTGCCTCAAACTGGGCGACATTTTGTTTCTTGGTAACAATACCAAATCCCAAACCGTCATGAATACCAGGTTCCTTCTCAACTTCGTAAGTGATAGTTGCCTGATTGACTAGACCTGGGTTTGTATTGACTCCAGTGATGCTGAAGAACTTATACTTGTGATCAGCGGAGTTATAACCATTACCAGTGGTAACACCAAGGTTTTCTACAAATACTTCATCACCTACAGCGAATGGCAGTGGAACCGCTGTTGTAAATCCTGTAGGTGGTGTTTGTAGTCTTAGGGTGACCGTAGGATCCGAATATGTGGCAGTAATGATACCAACACCGTTAGTGTTGTTGACTGCCAAGATACGGTTATCAAAACTGGTTAGATTACCACCACCAGAGACAATACGAACATCATTAACACTGGTGCCCTTCAGCGTGGCAATAAGGTTTACGCTGTCGTTAACTTTGTCAATAGTTTCATTATATACAACCAGATCAGGAGCAGTTAGGTAATTAGATCCTGTAGAGGTGATTCCGATGCTCTCAAGACTAAAATTGTCGCGTAGAACAATAACGTCAGGTACAGATGCTTCTGGTCTCAGAGTCTCATCTGTTGGGAAGTCATAACCAAATTCTAGGATTCTGGTCTTAGTAATATTGCCAATACTGTCAGACTGTACGGAAAGCACCGCAGAAGACCCTGTAGTCGATGCTACAGCAACTTTAGGTAGAGTCTTATAGTTTCTACCGCCTTCTTCTACCAGGACTTTGTGGACGCCACCTGTGACGTTCTTGGACTTGGTTGTGTATTGAATGACAGACTCTGAGGTGTATCCAACTCTTTCTGGAGCACCAGGAGTTACATAACGAAATTCCTGCGCTGTCGCAGTAGAAATAGAGTGTCTACCAGAGAAAGCACTTGGATTGACGATAATCTTACCAAAGTCCTTTACATCGGTGTTAACCTCGACTTGTTTGTTTGCGTTTAGTGAGACAAACTTGTAATACAGAACAGAAGGCATCTGCTCGGTAAAATGTACCGTAGTTGTGGCAGATGCGATACCAGCGACTAGATTATTGCTAATCTCGATCGTGGAGGATCCGGTTCCAACAAAACGCTTGACAAAATTAGGATCTTCGTAGAATCTGATCTCAGTGCCTGCTAGATCAACGTCTGACGTGTCAAATACCAGATTATCGCCGATAGTGACAAAGATTGGTGGATTAGCGGAAGAACCGATGCTAACCAACTTAGTCGCAGCATCATATTCCATATTGACGGTGCTGGTGCCAGCAGAGACCAATGTTAGGTCAATTACATCACCAACTTCGAGTTTATGGGTAGACGCTGTAGAAACAATCGTTTCAAACTTGGTAACGTTCGCTGTAGCGACAGGTCTTTGTGTTCTGAACGAATGGGTATCACCAATACCGATTGTGCCGTTAAAATAGACACGATCGTGTACATTGCCGATCTGAGATGCCTGTGTGACAATACCAATCAGATCTTTGCTAATCTTCTGTACAAACAAGTTGTTTGCTGGTAAGAAGTGTGTATTAGCACCATCAAAGGAGTATAGGAGGAAAGAACCGCCACCAGGAGTATATGAAACCCTATCACCATGAACAAAGCGGTGATTAGGGATACGAATTGACTTCGTTGGTATATTGATGTTGACGCTACTGTTTCCAGCACCAATGTAGGAAACAGTTGTACCAATACCGACACCAGCAGTCAAACCAACGCCAACACTGTTCTCAGCGTCAAAATACTCGGTAATGTTCTTAGGAGTATCTACACTGATTGGATTTTTGATCTTATAAGTGAACTTCTGCTCAAGACGCTTGATTTCAGCGCGGTTTGTATGAGCAGCGCCAACTGTGCTGTTTTGAGCACGAGCAAGTTTGATTTTTTGGTTTAGAATGTCAACACTAAGAACCTTCATCTGCTCATCGTCAACCTGGAGAATATCATTCTCCTGGAACTTACCAACGTTCTCAGTTAGTCTGATACTGGTGGTTAGACCGGTTGCCAATAGAGATGTGCCAAGACCACTTCTAACAAATGGTACGTCAATGATATAAGTGCCCTCTAGTTCGCTGTAAATGCTGCTAGAGATGCCAGAGACCTTAAGTGGGATACCTGGGACATAACTGTGGACGCCAACGGTAACAATACCGGTTACGATGTTGCCCTCAGCAAATAGTTCTACCTTCTCGTTAGTTTCGATGGTAGATGTGATTACTGTGACAGCAGCACCCACAACATCGGTTACTCTACCAAGAGCACCGAATCCACCTGTTCCTACACTGTTAAACGCAAGTGTATCACCTACGTTATAGTTCTTACCACCTTCTAGGACACTAACGCTCTTGACAGAACCTTTAGAAGTTGACTCAATGACGCAAGGAGTGAACTTACCCTTTGCGTTCTCACCAACAAATTCGTATTCGCGAATATTCTGCTTCTTGGTATTTCTTACAAGACCGGCAGGTAGTTTGTTCTGGGTAGAGGTGAACTGTAGGTTATAGTCTTGTACTTCCGCATGGAAGGAGTTGCCCACAACATATGGGAACAATGGTTCTCTGCGGTTAGCAAAAGGACTATTGGAGTTTGTTACTACAGTGCTAGACTCAGTGACATAGTACGCATAGACACCGTTTGGATATTCTGGTGTTGCGGCAAAGCGTCCATTGTGCTCGTCTAGATCACCTAGACCTTCCTGATATACAAAGTCCTCTACAAAGAAACCCTTGGCATAGTCAGCAACTGGTGGACCGCCTGGTCTAGATCCGCCAACGGTGTCATAACTTGACTCAACATACTTGAGTACATCGTTTACCAGCGCATATGGACCATAGATTGGGTGACCATCATACGCATATCCAAGAATTGGCGAATGTTCTACACCGTCATCACCCAAATACTCGCGTAGTTTGCGCGAAGCATAGTAATTGATGTATGGAAGATTGTTTTTCTCTACCTTCAGGTTGCCATAGTAACCATCGTCATCCGCAACATCACCGAATTTGGCATATCTGTGGACATTATTGATCGTCCATTCTTTCAGATTGGCGCTACTGATAAGTCCTTCACCAGGAGTTTGGGCAGAGATGGTAGTACCAGTGCGGGTATAGTTGATACCTTTGTTAATTACATCAACACCTACGATCTTGCCGCCGCTAATTCGTGCCTTTAGTCTAGCGCCAATGCCATCACCATTAATGATGATATCAGGTACACTGAAGAAGTCTTTACCACCTGCCTTGACTGACACAGAGTCAATCTGTCCGTTGACGATAACAGGGACCAGTGATGCCTGAGATCCAGTGATAACACGGACATTAGGTTTGAAGTTATCATTGATTACAAGAGAACCAAAGTCACCACCAGCGGTTACTACGTTGATTCCGTCAACTACACCTCTTACGATAGGAGTTGCTGTAGCGTCAGCAGTGCTGATACCTTGCTGACCCTTGATTTCTACAACAATCGGTGGATAGTTGAATGAACCTGTACCAGAACTGGTTGTTAGGTCAACAAAGGATGTTAGAGATGTGGAGATAGAAACTCTAAACTGATCCTCATTGATCTTGATGACATAGTAATCATTACCACTTGTCAGACCAGCAACAGCACCAGTAAAGCGAATCTTGTCACCAGAAGAGTATCTGTGGTTCTTAGCAGTGATTACATCAATAAACTCGTTAGTCTCTTGAATAGTAACTTCTCTGTTAAAGAAGTCCGTGCTTGAGATAACGTTAACTTTATCTACCTTAAGTCTGGGGATCTTAGTACTGAACTTGTGGATTCCAGCACCAGACGAGGTAAGCGGAATAGTCCCAACACCCAACACTGCTTCTCCCTGTGTTCTCGCCAAGGATATGGCATAGTCATCATTCTTGATGACACGATAAGTTGATTGGTTAACCAGATTTCCGGGAGTAGTTCCAATACCAATCGTAGTTGTACCATCCGTGGAATAGATGACTTCTTCACCAGATTTGAATCCATGAGCAGTTTTGAATACAAATTTGTTAGTGGATGTGTTAACAATACCACCCACAGTGGAACTGTCAAACTCAACTTCATGCGAGACAGACTTCATCTTCGCATCAGCAGAGCACTGACCATTACCGCCAGTGATCTTGACATCGGGTTTAGACGTGTAGTCTAGACCTTCTGTATCAACCAGGAACTCTACAATCGGTCCAGCAACCTGTGCTACGACAGAAGAACCCGCTCCAGTGTGTCCAGACTGCTGTACGGACAATCTAGGAGGATTGATAACATCATATCCGGCACCAGTGTTTAGAACCGAGACATCATTGATAGAACCGTAGTATACACGGTCGGATGACTTGTGAGACTGAATCTCAACACCATTGAGGAATAAACCTACGCCACCAGGTTCCACAACGTCTTTTTTGTTGCCTAGGGTTGGATCCTCAAACTTACGAAGCAACTGTTGTGCTCCAATGTCCTTGAGACCCACCTGGAAGGGCGTCAGAGACCCAGAACCGTCGATTGTGATGACTTGATCCCTACGAGCATTCTCGGCGCTCAAAGCAAGTTTAAACTGGTTACCATTAACACGTTTGACGTAGTATGGTTGATCGGTATTGAGACCAACAGCACTTCCAGTGAAAATTACGATCTCACCACTGATGTAGTTGTGATCGGGGACTGTAATGGTGTCTCCGGTGACGGTAAACGATCTGACACGCTTTTGTGGGTCAATATCGTAATGTGGCAAACTGTTGGATGCCACAAAGATCGAAGAATTGCTAGAATACGTATTTTGGACGTTTGCGACAAATTCTTTGTTAGTTCTTAGTTTGGCACGGATAAAGTATGTGGAACCAGGAGTCAAAGTCGGACAGTTGATGTCCAAAGTCCTGAGACCAATAATATTCGTTACGGAACCATCCAGAACGTTACCATCTTCATCAACAACATCGATTAAGTCGGTTTTATTATAGAAAGACTCGTCAAGTAGAGTAATTCTGTAACTATTGGGTCCAATGAGACTAAAAGTGTCAATAGTATGCTTGACAGCACTATTTTGGATCCAAGAATGGAATTTTAGGTCTTCCTGCTTTTTACCAAGAGTCTTAATCAAGATCTGCGTGCCAGAATCCTGAATTACGCCAGATCCGTCAAAAGCAGTTACAGAATTGAGTACACGGAGTCTTACGGGAGCGTTAATGTCCCCACCTTCATAAGAGACCGCAATATTTCCTTGGTTTAGAGTTTGACCGATGCCAATCGCTGCGGTTACACCAGTAACGTTCAAAAACTCGGTAAGAGTCTTATCAGTGTACTCTACGATTTGACTATCGTAAGCAAGAGATGCTGATTTGGCATATCCTACTGTAGAATCAACATAAAGAACTGTCGCACCAACACCAATGCCTCTTGTGGCGTAAGTTCTGTTAGTTGGAACAAACTTGCCTACCAAAGTATCGGTAGAAAGTCTAATTTTGTAATATGTACGGTTATTGAGTACGATGGATTCAACATCGTAGATAGAAGCACCCGCATCGCCCTGTGAGAGCGTCTGTGAGACGATCTTAGTGGGGTCTCCGCTGATTACCTCACAAACGACGACATCGTTGACTACAAAGTCAGCATCGGACGGTCTGAAGAGGAACTCTTGAGGTTGAACCATCTCAACCTTCTTATCATATAGCGCACCAAAGAGAATCTTGAATGCTTCTTCGGTACCCTTCGACTTATAGAAGTCTTTTGCCTGTCTAATGAAGTTAGACTGGTCTAGATTGCCGTTTAGGACCCTTTCCTGGAACCCAGGTAGGATTTGCGTCTTCAGTTTCTTCAGAAACTCGTTTAGGAAGACGTTACTGAGATTTGTTACTCTAGATTCGGCACCATGAGTACCAACACCACTGATGGTGAAGGTTAGATGCTCTGGTTCGTTGGTTTTGGCATTTTTCTCGATGCCGCTGAAACCACGAACACAACCAGTGAACGATGTAGACCCAATACCGGTGTAAGTAATAATCTCATCGTTGATTTTGAATAGACCCCACTGATTAGGGAACCCTTGTGTGGAGTCTACGTAGATAGTGGTCGCTTGACCATCAATATAACTTGTCAGCGAGGTAAACCCAGTTAGGGTCTCCGTATTAAGAAAATCTAGGGATTTATATTCTGTTAAATTCTCGGCAATATCAACCGGACCACCCTGGAACTCCTGGGAGTAATAATACTGTTTTAGAAATTCTCCAAACAGAGGATTCTCAAAGTCAATATACTCAGGTATCTGACTTTGAATAACCTCGTGGATTTTTACACGGGATAGGGAGGTCTCGATCATCTCTTATCTGGTTTTCTTACCGTTTTGGTAGCTAGATTGTGGTTGATAACGAGTTCCAGAGGTATTAGCACCTGAAGAGATGCCATCCTGTCTCATGAAGAAGTTACTCTTGGAAACGTCGAGTTGTAGATACAGTTCCTTACGTGCCAAAACGTCGTTTGACATTGGGATTGCCTGAATCTCAATAATATTGTCAGGTTGGACCGTTGACGTTATATTCACAGTATCTATAAGCACTTCGCCGGTCTCATAATTGACCGTTCCAAATTTAGTGGAAACAATTTCGGGTTCGGAGTCAGTATTGAGTCTGAACAAGAATAGATTTCCAATATCAGAACCTTCTACAACTTTGTCAGCAAGATAGACTGTACCTTCGACACCAGAAACGTTGAATCCAGTGGATTTTACGTTGTACTCATCATTACCACGGAAGAATTCATTATCAAAGCAAAGTTCATACTGAGTGAACTGATTTACTAGAGCAGATAGGTTTCTGCGGATCCTTACAGTCGTGATATTTGACGTAATAGAGGTATCAACAGCATCTACTAGAGATGTAAAGTTAGAATACTTGAATCTGCCACCAAATTTGTTCAATTCGTTGCTTCTAGCGTACTGAGTGATCGCAGAAGTGACATCTGCCTTCAAATTATTGGGATCACCCGTAAAATTGGGGTTATAATAGACGTAACTATCGACCTCAACGTACAAATACTTGAGATTTACGAAACTTGGGACAATTCCGGCGACAGAATAACTCTTCAGTGACTGTAGAAGTTGTTTTTTGGTCGATTCTGCGAGGAAAGCACCATTTCTTGGTTTGGCAGCGATGAAAACGCGACCATATTGCGGTGGATTTAGGTCTTCACCGCCATAAGCACTGACAGATTCGATATTTGGGTAGATAGAAGGCAAGATTGCCTCGTAGTCAGACGCTGTTACTGCTCTGTTTTGGGCAGCATAGCGTCTTGGAGCGTAATTTCTGATCGATTGTACGGTTTCGATGTCGTCACCGTTGGCAGCAGGCACCCTTGAGAAGATATTTGGGGTAAATGACGGAATATTTGCGCCATTTTCGTCACTAATCGTCCCAACAAAGTTGAAGAACGATGCTCCGTTCGCTTCTTTGCCCTCAGTCTTGATATAAGACGCCTCAATGACGTTACCAGACTCCAATTTCTTACCAAAAATGCCGTCGCCGAACAAAATTTCATATTTTTCGTCGGTCGTTTCCTGGATCAGGTAGATATTTGACGTAGAAGTGACGCCAATGATGTTATCAACCAGTTTATACTCAGTAGAAGTCGTAGAAGAACTGTCTTCTTTGATCTTTACGCGCAGAGTTGAGGTGTCAATGTCGCTATTTGGAAGAATATAGCGGGCATTTGGTTGAGAATTATTGACAGTCCAGTTCTTTTCTAGGTATTGACCCTGATAAATGGTCAAAGTTCCTTCGGTTACGCCATTTTCTACCGCAGATACGTGCTTTTCTGGGATAGAGAACAGAAAATTCTTGTCAGATACGATCGAGTTTGCGATCAAACCCGGTTCAAACGTCATTGTTGCGTTTGATGTGGCAATACCAGAGACCTGATAGTCGATTTGTGCCACTGCTGCGCGTTTAGAACGAGGAACGTATCCGATGTTACGCGCAAGTGAGACGATATTTTCCCTCAACGTCGCCGAATCAATGAATGATTCGTTCACCACCATGTTTGTATTGTAGGCAGTGATATAAGAATTGTAAGCAAGCAGGTTAATGATGACCGAAAGGTTAGAACCTTCGAAGTCAAAGTCGGAGAAGTTGGAGTTCTCCCTCAGATAGTCTTTAATTGAGGACTTAATATCCTCAAAGTTTAGATTGGTAAACTGAGTTAGTGCCATATTAGAGTCTAGTTGGTTCTAGAATGAAAGTGACAGTCTGAGGAGGCGTTGATAAACCAACTATAGCGTATTTAATCTCAACTTCTAGAGAGTTCTCATCGGGTTGAGCGTCAACATTAACCTCGGTTAGACTTACTCTAGGTTCAAAATTTGTAATTACAGTCTCAATTTCAGTTTGGATTGGCAAGATTAGGTCGTCTGTCGCCAGTTCAAACAAAGAATCAGTGATTCTAGTGCCAAGTAGATCGTTAAAAAATACTTCTCCTAGGTTGATTCGTACAAGATTTTGTACAGCACGCTTGATAGCGTCCGCATCTTTCAGCGGAAGCAGGTCATTTGTAACTGGGTGGCGTTTAAAAGACAGCGAGATGTCTTTGAAACCCCTTGAAATCCTTTGAAGAGGCACTTTTATACAATCTTCGTGTATTTAGTGCTATTTAGAGACAAAAAAAGGGGGTCTGTGAAGACCCCCTGTATTCATTTACCTTGACCGCGATATGCTTTCTTTTTGCCGTTGCGGGAAGACGCTGCCAGTTTGGTGTACTGGGAGTTACCCTGGCGGGTTTTTTTGGGTTTGGACTCAATCAGGTCCGCACCGTTCAGTGATTTTTTAGCTGCCATAATTACTCGATGTCAAATCCTAAGTATTCTACTATAACATCGTCAGGGTGAGGAGTGCCCTCGGAATAGAATTGATCTGCTAGTTCCTGGGTTATATCCATCATCTCCTCTTCTGTAATAGAAGAGTAAATTTTTCTTCCCTGACAGTATATGTCGTATCGTTCCATGTATCCGCGAGTACAGAACTCTGTACTATATTAGATTACACGGGACTTCTCGTGTCCAACACGAATAGTGGGGTCACACCAGATCTCAAAACCTGCCTTGATAGCATCGAGACAGAAAGAAACGTCTTCACCACACATATCTTGGACTTCACCGGAGTCGAAAACCTGCATCTGCGGAGCAAACCAGGGATACTTCATCTCAGGGTGCTCGAATACACCTTTCTTAATAAGAACCCAACCGAAACCAGTATAGTCAACAGTAAAGGGTTTCTTACGCTTCTGAATGCCGTCAACCATTTCATGGTTCATGACGCCACCGTTAGTCTTGAAGTCGTCCTCTTCCAACCAGTGAGCAACTGATGTAGTACGACCATCTTCGGTACAATACCAACCAGCAGCAATGTCCTTCTGCATCCAAACGAGTTTGTAGAAGGATTCTAGGTTGAATACAATGTCACTATCAATCCAGAGTTGATAGTCATATTCGAGTTTGCCGTCCCAGGGAATTTGATCGGGACCACGAAGCACGTTAGCGCCAAGGCACTTACAACGTGCGAAGTTCACCATGGAACTGTAATCTTGTGAAATCTGAATAGAAGCACCACTCTGTACCAGATCAAAACAGAGTTGTACGAAGTTCTTCAGGTAAGTATACGATACGCCGCGACCAGGGAGACAGAATACTACACTCTTGCCTTTGATAAGTTCTTTTGCCTTTTCAATGCTGAACTCGTTATCGTCGTCTTTCTTAGAACCTCCAGGCGGTGTGGTCACCACCTTAAATCCTTTTGCCATGAATAAAGATCAATTTTTTTACTAGTAATGGGAATCACCCCAAAGGTATGATACCACGGTATATATGTGGTGTCAATCGTCGTCTTCATAGACATATGGGTCTTGTCTACGAATCTTCCAAAGTTTGTATTTAACGGTAATCCGTCTGATCAATCGGGTTAAAAAGATTTTCATAGAGTCTCTTGATACGTGTTAGATGGGATTCCTTGGCATTGGCATACGTGGGTTTATCTAATCGCTGCTCCAAGATCTTTTGGATCTTACCGGCGATTATCTTGTGACCTTCTTTAGTAGGATGTGCTCTTGGTGCCAGAGGAAGATTCTCCTTTCTCAAGAAGATATCAAAAGGTAATGGTGACTCACTATTCAGAGTCATTGTGACTACAGGAACATTGTACCTAGCAAAATAATCCTGTAGTGCTTGGAATACAATATACTCCTGTGTCAGACCATACTCTTCCGTATAAGCAGTTTTGTAGTAATGCTGCATGTACTCCCAATGATCTGGTAAAAGATATGGGGACATATATTCTGGTCTACGCTTTGGATGAATACTTGTGAAGGAGTCATCCCTGGTTTTCCAATCTAAACCATCTACAAAATACTCATTCCTCGCAGGCATGGTGAACTGGAGGATTGCCGCATCTATTTCTTTAGGATTACACAATTCGTAAGTTGCCCTAAGCATTCTCTGAATGCTACTTCCTTTCTTACCAGTGTTAATTACTTCCGCTTTAAAGTGTTCTCCAACTAGAGTGGAGAATCTACTCTTTTCCCTATCCTCAAGTTCTTGTCCATAAGTCCAAGAACAACCACTAAAGTAAAGTTTCAAGATTTGTAATAATGAATCGTGATGTCTTCTTGGTTATATGATGTCGGTAGACCCGCTTGGATCATCTGGGACATCTGTTCTTTCTTTTTCTCTGCTTCTTCTTTTGTCAAATTCTCAAACGCCAATTTGTCGTTTAAGTATACACTATATGTCATAGGATTACACTCCTAGTAGGTTGTCCTCCCCTACCTCTTATATATCGTTTCTTCTTACCTTCAGTCTTGACACGACGCCATTCTTCAATGCGGTCCCATCGTTCCTGTTGGAAGAAGTATTGCTGGAAATACCAGATTTCTACCTCATCGTGTGCCTTCTCCTTGTTACAACGTTCACAACAGCATAGCACATTTGTCAACTCATCGGTACCCCCCTTTGCTTGGGCATGTATATGATCGATCGTATCACCATATTCCCCACAGTAAGCACAGTTATAATTCCACTCTTCTTTGATTGCTGTCCTCCACATCCGTATCGCTTCTGCCTTATTACACGCTTTCAACTGGAACAGATACTCTTGTGGAGAACTAAGCATAGATATGCTACAGGGATATTATTATTTACATGAAACCAACTTTTCTATTATGTGGTGGTGTTGGTTGGTGTGCTACAAACCCACTAAGATATACACTGAAAGATGTTTGTAATGTAGGCAAATTAAGAGAACATCATTACTTAAAAGTGCTAGAGGGGACAGGAGATACCAGAAAGATTGAGAAGCATTGTAGAAAATATTCACAAGAAGAAACTACACTGGTTAGAGAACTATTACAAGCACCAGTATCACTAGAATCGTATATAACGTATTATAAGAAACTATATGAGTCAACAGACATCCCTATGGTTGGGGATGCCTCAAATACTAACTATATGCTATCTGAAAAGTTCTTAGCAAGTATTGTGCCGGAACTCGAAAAGCACTTTAATGTCAAAGCATACATGATCTTTAGAGATCCAGTCAGGCGTGCTTGGTCTCACATAAATTTTGCGTATTTTGATACAAGAATAAGACTTATAAGGATGAGTAATGGTAATAGATCAAATGAGTCTTTTAATGAGTTCCTCAACAGGCAGTTGATGACCGACTGGAGTACAATGTACATACAGCAGTGGGAAATGTTCCAACGTCATGTAGACACTCTACCAATCGTTATGGAAGAGTTGTGGGAGGGTGATACTGAGACAGAACTAGAACTGATATCTGCTCACATAGGAGAACGTGTGGATACAGTGTATGAGAACGTGTATTCCCCTGACAGAGGTGTTAATAGAGATCCCTCAAATGAGAACCTCAAAGACCAGTGGTCCTCAGACTACCTGGAGTTAACACCAGAGGTATACTTTCAGATTAAGGAAGTGTTACAACCGACTTATGATGCTTGGGCATTAAAGTTTGGATCTTTGCCTAAACACTGGGGTCATCCATACGATTACCAATAACCAAGGCATCTAAACCAGGAACCTTAGCATCATGTGCCAGTGATGCGATTGGTTTACCACCGATGTTTAACGATGTGTTTAACAACACAGGACAACCAGTTTTCTTCTCAAACGCACTGAGCAACTTATAGTATGCCGGGTTAGATTCATAGGTAACAGTCTGATGACGACATGTACCATCTACATGAGTGATAGGATCGAGTCCAGAGACCTTTACCTTCGCGTTGTAGAGCATGTAGGGGGAGTCATCGATATCAAAGTACTCTGCTGCTCTTTCTTTCAATACAGACGCTCCGAAGGGTCTCCACCATTCTCTACGCTTAACACGAGCATTGAGGATATCCTTACCATTCTTGACCATAGGACTCATAAGGATACTTCTATTGCCCAGTGCTCTAGGACCAATCTCACCCTGCCCTTGATACCATCCAATAATCTTACCCTGTGCCAGTAGTTCTGCTGCCTTCTCAATCGTCTCATCAGTTACTTCTTCAGGACCATAGTCATCCTGACAGTATGGGAAGTTAGGAATGTCAAAGTCATACCCAGCAGCATAACGCAAGGCACCAATACTTAAACCACCATCATAGACATGTGGTGGGATATGGATGTCATACTTCTTTCTTAGTTCGGTATTGATCACAGTATTCAGCATTACCCCACCAGAGCAGGCAATCTTCTTCTCCTGATCAAAGGCATCAAATGCCTTTAACTGCTTATACTCACATGCCTTATGGACTGTTGCCACAAAGTCCTGGAACTTAGGGTCCTTACTATCGGCACCCTTTATCATCCACTCACCACATAGGTCTAAGATATTCTTCTCATTGATTTGACGTGCTAGTTCGAGATCAGGTGTACCATATGCCTGTAGACCCATTACCTTACCAGGGTAATCAATCCTCATACCACTGAATCCCATGGCATGACCAACGTAAGTAAGGTATTGACCAATCGATAGATCCTTACCTCTTACCTTACCTTCTTCGGTCTCAGTATAACTGGTCCATCTGTTCCTACGACCACCAGAACCACGACCATCAAATACGGCATGTTGTCTGGCATCAGATAGTGTAGACCATCTATGTGCCGTATGATGATCTATACAGATCCTATCGCCTTCGACAAGGTATTCTTCACCATGATATGGTTTACGTATCTTCCTACCCCATGAGGTGGTTCCAGCGTCCGTATAAACACACCTGAAGATATCCTGCTCACGAACACCCCAATCACTTAGAACCTTAGTGTACCATTCATCATCTGCCTTATGATGCTTTACACCAAATAAACGTTCACTCTTACAATACTTAAATTCTCCATCAATCAATGCCGCAATACTCGTGTCATGAGTAGCAGCACCAATACCAACAAATACTGTCATACTTGACATATCACATAAATGTATGTAGAATAACTCTGTAAGGGTTCATGAGAGGGAATGAGTAAGCCTACATTACTGCTTAATCTTGGAATCGGATGGTCTGCTACATCCCCCTTAAGGTTTACACTCCAAAGAACCTATCGCTACACTCATACAGGATGGATTAAAGAACCACATTACCTGAACCAATTAGATCTTAATACTGATATTAGTGTACGTAAAAGACATCATAATCGCTTAACCAATGAATCTACTATTGGTGTTAATAAGTGTCATCCCCGCTTAGCAAAGACTCTAAGTCCTAATACAATCCCCTTCTATGAGAGATTCGCGTCCTATCCATTATCAATCGACAAGTACATAAGTTACTTCAAAGCAATCCATGAGTCCGTCAAAGATACTTATAAGACTGTAGCAGACTTCTCAAATACTAACCATACACTATCTCAAAGTACCATTGAGAAATACTTACCGGTTCTCCAAAAACACTTTACAGTAAAACCTTTCATCATACTTAGAGATCCAGTGAGACGCTCATGGTCTGAATACAATCACCGATATTATAATCTAAAACTCGGAGGGTCCTCCACCTGTACTGAGTACTTTCTGAATAATCTTACATCTTCTTCCTCTTCACAATACATGAATGTTATCAACCTGTGGGAGAAGTACTCGGAGTTAGGTGTTTTTGTTATGGAAGACCTCTGGGATAATAATAACTTACAACCCCTTCGAGACTTCTTCGAGTATCCTTTCACATCCCTACACCCGAATGCTTACTCCCCAGACCGTGGTCCATATGTGAAAAAGGGTATCCGTGATCTCTCCGACCAATGGGGGTCCGATCATGAACTCCTTACAGAAGAAACTTATAATACCGCTAAGTCATTAATCCAACACGTCTATGATCAATGGACTGACAAATATAAATCGTTACCATTACATTGGGGAACACCTCTAACGTATCAATGACAAAACCAAAAATGCTCCATATGGGTCAGTGGTGTTGGTCAGCAACTTCACCTTTGGTATACACTCTACAACGTAATGCCAAATATGCTCACTTCGGTTATACAAAATACTTTGCTTACCTAGAACAGGCATTTAATGGATACAAAGGTAACTCAGTAAAAGAATTATACAATAGAGTCGCTTCCGGCACATGGGAGAACTGGAAAAGCACCGAAGCACCATCCCATAGACTAAACCTTACAGAAGACTTAGAACCACTTAGAGACTTCCCATTAGAACACTTCACTAAACTAATAACTGGTATACCAACTATATCCAAATACGTTGACTTCTATTCTGCCTTATATGATCACGTTAGCACTAAAGGTTATAAGTCCGTAGGTGATTCCTTCTCATATCCTAAAATTACCTCAGAGTATATTCAAAAATTTTATGATACAGTTATCTCAGAGTTTGATGTAAAGGTACTCTTCATCGCCCGTGATCCCGTCCGTCGTGCCTTCTCTAATTACCTTACAGAAAGACAGAAGAATGAAGATAATAAGGCAAAAAGTTGTGATATCAAACCCTTGCCATATAAACTTAATATCACTGACTACATCCGTAAGATTAAACTATACAATCAACGCTATGGTGAAGAGAATGTCCATGTTATTGCCATGGAAAATCTATGGGAAGATGACGGTACCGCTAAACAACAACTATCAAACTTCTTAGATCATCCCATCCCTAAACTCTGGAAGAATCTCTATGCCCCTGATCGTGGTCACTTAGTAGAATATGACCCGGATGTTCCCTGTCAGGCATACGGGCAAAACTTACAAGTCCTTACAGAAGATATCTACTACCATTACAAAAACAAATATCAGTACGTCTATGATGCCTGGGAGAAACATTATGGTTCTCTACCACTACACTGGGGGACTCCTCTGAAATACCTCTGACGGATTTTTTTCTGCGAAAAAAATTTTGATTTCTCTGGAACTTGGATGCCCTTATAATATATCACTCGCTCTGGGAAACGTTTGTAGGTTAGGGTAGTTAACGTTTTTTAAACGGGGGGCACGCCCGCAGGGCGTATAAGGATCGCCAAGGATTACACTGTCTATGTAACATTCACCCCTTGACAGATTCACCGAGTTCACTTATAATGACTCAGTGTACTTTCACGCCTTATAAGTGTTGCCGAAGACTGTCGATTCACGGTGCCTGGGAGTGTTGCTGAGTTCACTGTGATTGTGCTGTGTTCACTTATAATGGGCGGCGGGAGGATTTCTGAGATTTTGTGAGATCGGGGGAGTCTTATAGTGCGACCGCTAAGGTAACAACGACCACGAGGATTATAAGACTATAAGTGTCATTGACGAGGATATAAGTTCTTT